GACAAGTCAACCTTTAATAAGTTAACTACTACTTCAGTACCAACCCCCACACCCTCAGTCATGCGACCATACCTTGTGAGAATCATGCCTTACTACCTTGTTACAGTTGTTCAGCCATACTCAGAGAATGTTGCACCATTCTCATTTAATGGGATAATATAAGATTAAGTATTATATGTCAAATGAAAAATAGTGGGATACTCATTTAATAAAGTACCCATAGTTTTTATAAGTTTTTCAACGTAATTAGGGTCTATGGCATACTTATGTAAAGTCTTAACCACAGCTAGAGGATCAATTTTTCCAGATACATATTGTTTTACTAACAGGTCCTGGTACTCTTTAAAATTAGGGTGCGTATTTAATATATTAATATAATCAGCAACTGATTCACATTTTTTATCATACACACGAATCATAATACGAGGATCACCTAATGCTTTTAAATGTTTGGATGTTGGGTCCGTTTCAATAACACCATAAAAGTTATTACCTTCTTTAGCAAACCTGGATTGTCCCCAATCAGATTCTAATACTGCTTGACTTGCACTAATAAGAATAATGACCCTTTCCGTTGGCGGTATAAAGGTATTAGCTAATAAAGTACAATCAGTAATTCCCTGAACAAAATCTTCTTTGGTAGAGTAAGTAAAATCAAAACTATTAAATGTTGTTTGACAAAATAAAAATAAAGTTAAGCATAAAGATTTCATCAATCACCTGCATCGCCCCAATTGTTACCACATTCAACGTCTACTTTACTCGGGACTTCTAGTTGTACACAATTTTCCATAATGTTTTTAATCTTATCCTTATCCTGTTCGCTTGCAACAGAAAAGTCTAACTCATCATGTACTTGTATATGTGCTAAATATCCTTCCTTGGCTAATTCTAACATAGCTTTCTTTGTTTGATCAGCAGCAGAGCCTTGTATTAATCTATTCAGCGCTTTGTAGGTCCAAGCACGTTTAATCATACTTTCGCCGTATTGTTGCTGGGCCTCGGTCAGTGGTAGGGCTTTCTGTCCCCATTCATTCGTTGGCTCCCATAAATCAAAACGACATCTTCTACCCTCTAAAGTAGATAGATAACCTTTTTTACCAGCTTTGTTCATTGTATCGTTCATCAATTGCTTAACAAAAGGTACGCGTTCATTATAAGCTGCTAACAATTCACTTGCTGTCTCTAAATTAACACCGAGCTGTGACATCAGTTTACCTTTACCCATGCCGTAGAACAAACCTAAATTAATTGTCTTTGCTTGTTTACGTGGTATGTCAGCCATCTCCGATACCATTGTATGGAAATCAGTTGTTTCATCTTCTCTGTATGAATCAACAAACTTACTTGCTCCTGTAAAATGTTTCATGCTTGCATAGTGAACGACGAGCCGTGGTTCTTGTTGCGAATAATCAAAGATACCCCACTCACAATCTTTTTCAGGAATAAATATAGATCTGATCAGTGGGCCGAGGATCGCGTGCCGTGCTGGTATTTGCTGTAAATTAGGGTTCGAGTAACTAAATCTACCTGTTACCGTTCCTCCTTGGTCGGATCGCATTTGGTGTATCTCAGCATGAATCCTCCCTCGGTGCGAATGCTTGGTGATACTTTCAATGAACGTGGTTCTCGCTTTGTTAATCTCTCTTGCTTCGACAACCATCTTGGCAAGTGGGCTATCGTGTGTTGCCAAAAAGTTTTTATCAAACTTCGGTTGGCCCGTTGGCGTTCGGTCGTATTTAATTTTAAGAGAATCAAAAGCTTTTGCCACAGAGGCAGCAGCCCATACTTCCACATCTTGATTAGTAAGTTTTTTAATAGATGTAAGAAGTTTTTTCTCTTTCGATAATAAATCATTCTTAATATCCTCCGCCTTCTCTAAATCAACACGCACGCCGCGTTGTTTCATTTCAAATAAAACAGGAAATAAATCTGTTTCCAATTCAAAAATGTTAACGAGGTTTTGTTTTTGTATTTCACCGCGTAAATGATGCCATAACTTTAACGTCACAGCAGCATCTTGCTCTGCGTATTCTCCAACGTGTGAGGCAGGAAGCTTCCACATTTCTCCTTTAGGATCAAGGCCCCACATCTTGGCAGCTTCGTAGAGTTGGGTTTCCGATTTCGACTCTTGTAGATAGTCCTTTCCTAATGAGTTTAGATCGAAACGAAACCTATTTTCATCTACTAAAGGTGCCGCAATAAGAGTATCAATTATTTTTCCTTTGATGTCAACACCCATCGTTTTTAACCAGCCTACATCATAGAAAGCATTGTGAAATATATAGTTTTTATCTTCGTACGAGCATTGTTTTTTAATCCATTTAGTAACAATAGCTTTGTCCATGTTGGGCGGTGTTTCGTGGGCAATGGGATAGTAACCACACCACCCCTCAACAGCGACGGCAATACCCACGACTTCACCATGTTTACGAATATAACCTGGACCTGTATCTTTGATACCAGGATCTCTTGTCTCTAAATCAATTGCTATCTCGTCATAACCAGATAGATCAGGGAAATGGTCGGGCATAACCCATTCACTGGGCATGCGGTGTACTTTAGGAAACCAATTAGGTTGTTCTTTCATCTATTTCTCCAGCGATTGCCGCATAAGCTGCAAGATCGACGTAACTATCTTTTTTATGCGCGTGTTTTAATCTGGCAATTTTTACAAGACCCATGCATATTGCAACATCATGTGGTGTAATTTCTTTATCAAGAAACGCACTCCACAACTTCGCAATGTTTTCATGGTTAGTTAATTTATCACCGTAGTCTTCTTGGCGATCACCACCAACGAGTTTTTCTGCTTCTTGCAAAATCTTTTGACAAATCATGCAGTTTTCCTTTCGTGAAAAAATATTGGTTCGTATTCAAATTGTGCATCCGTTCGACGTACAATAACTAATTTCTTTTTAGCGCGTGTCATACCTACGTAAAAAACTCTTGCTTCATCATCTCTTCCTTGCTGTGTTTCTGTCGATGATTTGTAAGGACCATACGATAAGTCTGTTAATAACATAACATTATCTCTCTCACCACCTTTACTTGCATGTATCGTGGATACTTCTATACGTGGTTTATCATCTAATTTATTTCCTTCACGCATAATTTTTCGTAAATAATTTATTCTCTTTCTGAGTCCTTTCGCATTCAATACATCATACCATTTCAATTCTTTTACGTCCATGTCATTTATTGTTTGACGTAAACCATAATCTGTAATCAAATCATCCAAAGTAAAAAACTCTGCGTGATCACCTTTAAATGTTCCATAGTTTCTTTTAATGCGAGAGCTGTCCATGAATTGATAAACAGTATCACATAACAAACCAGAGATACTTTTACCATTTTGCAGCGTGGTCCATGCTTTGATAGCTTCGATATATTTTAAATTAATAACGGATTGACCATAGCGTTTATATAACCATCCATACGTTTCTAGTGACTCACTAACTTGTTGCACAATCTCATGTGTACGACATAAAATTAACCACTCACCTTCTGCAATTCCTTTGTTTAAAGGTCTGATATTTAAGACTTTTCTCTCTCCCTCTTCATCTCTCGGTGCATATTCCTTTGGTATTCTTCTTGATATTGACTGTGCTAAATTTGTGGCAATACTGTGTACACTTTTAGGAATACGATAGGACTGTGTTAAAGGAATAATATTATGCTCATCACTTGTAGCCATCGCTATAAAGTGTTCAATGTCCGCACCTGCCCAACGAAAGATAGCTTGATCATCATCACCAGCAACGTATGTTTCAATTGGTTGTGCAACTTCTTGTATCATGTCTATAACTTTCCATTGATGAACCGATAAGTCTTGTGCTTCATCAACAAATAAATATTTTAGCTTCGGTGGATTACGTCGTTCTAAAAAATGATTGAAGTAATCAACATATTCTAATTTATCACGATCACGTTTAAAGTTTTTCAAATCTAAATCCATTTGTTCTATTGTACTACGTGCACCGTAATCATTTAATTTTACTGTTCTAAATATTTTTGCAAGTCTATCGTCATCATTAGGATACTTTGCGTATGCTAAATTAATAATGTCCTGGTATTCACTCTTTGCTGTTGGCATAGATATATCAACGCCGTTACCTTTTTTCATTTTATTAACAAAGACACGTCCCGTGAGCCGCGATAAGTCATCATAATCGTATTGATCCATGATTTGTGATTGCTGTAATTGTAATCTTTTATAAGCAAGAGAGTGTAATGTACAAAAGTAAGGATACATTTTCTTTAATTCATCCTCACTCCACTCTTCTTTCGTAACTCTATCTCTAATCTCTTCTGCAGCTTTTACAGTAAAACTAAAATAACCTATTTCATCTGGCTTACAATGACCCTCGTTAATTAATTTATCAACTTTGTTTTTTAAAAAAGTTGTTTTACCTGTGCCAGGAGGACCTATAACTATATTTCTTTTCATTAGTAAGGCTCCTCTTCTTTAAATTCATTATCTTTTAACTTGTACTCTGCCTCAACAATCGTTGTTGGCACCTTCCAAATGTGATGTGGCTTATCTTCAATACGTATTTTTTCCGCTTTACCATCAAAGTCAGAGAATACTTTAAATTGTCCAACGTCTGTTAGTTTTGTAAATCTTTTTGTTTTTAAGAAATCACGAAGTGCTTGTGGTTTAAACATGTAATGTTTGTCTTGCTCGTAAACCATACCCTGCAACATATCCTGTCTGTCTTTTGCACCACCATTGTTTTGAATAAATATCTGTAGATATGATAAGAACTGACCATTAGAACTAAGCTCACCTGGCATAATTATTTGTTCATAACCAGGATCATCAAACAATGACTGCACTTTATCTGCCCATGCATCAGCACGAATAGGTTGTGGGCTTTCATTTATTTGTTTTATACATGCTGCTTTATATCGAGAGTGATTTGCCAAGGTATCGCCATCTATAACTAAAACTTTTCCGTTGTGTGTAACCTCAAATACAGGTTCGTCTGACACAAACTTTTTTAAACTTGATATAGAAGAGGTCGCTCCTTTGCCAATACCGTGTTTTGTATTTCTACATTTCATCTCTTCACATACTTCTGCAAAAATAGGTAATTTACATCTGTAAAAATAATTTTTTCTATCACTTACTTGTTTTAATAATGTTTGTACTTCTTTACTGCGCAGAGGTGGTTGGAAATATTTTAAATTATAATAATCTAATTTATCTTCTAATTCTGATTCTTGAAAACGCTGTCGTAAATAAATACCAACTTGAAATAATGATTCGTTCCGTGAGCCTTGAGCAAAGCCACGTGATGCAAGTGTAACTAAACATGGAGGTGCACCCTTCCAATCATCACTATCGCGTTCTTTTTTCTTTATAGCCACCATGTTGAGATTCGATACGACTTTACTTTCATAATGCGTTATAAACATACCCAAATTATCCAATGCATTACCTTCATCATCTAACGCATATCTTGTCGGATACTCTGGGTGGTTATACGGCAAGTTTAAAAAGTTCCCTGTCCCTTTCGGGTTTAATTCTATTTGCTTTGGAAAAATTTCAGTTTCACCGTAGCCTAACCATGCAGCTATCTCTGTCAGTTTCATCTGCATATCCACTGCTTTTGCTGGTTCTTTTACAAATAAAAATACATGAGCGCCCCCACTTTTTGACTTACACACAACTAATGGCAGTTTATTGTCGTTCAATTGTTTAATTAATTTTTTATGATCGAACCCATCGTAGGAGTCTATATCAATAGCACCCCACGTCGTCGTGTTGTCGTCTTTAATGGGAATAATACCAAGCGATGGTTCTTTGCCATCAAGATGATCATGCCATTTTTGTTCCGTTAATTGTTCTTTAACAATCCAAGAATCTGTTTCTAATTTTCCACTTTGATTTTTTGAACGGCTTTTTGTTTGACCGTAGGCTCTCTCTAGCCCTGAAAATATTTCAATAAATTTTTTTCTCTCGTCCATAATTTCTCATTCATAGTTGAGGGAGCATATTAACTATAGGAGGAAATTTGCTCCCTCGGATTAACGTAATGTTTTAGTACGCGTCGGAAGTCGCGTTGTCAACACTTTCGTCTTCATGCTTAACTTTTACTTCACCAGCATCTACAGACGCGGAGAAAGCTTTTGCTTGTGCGTACAAGTCAGCATCTTCGATTGGTCCGACTCTAGCGACGTCCCAACCAAACCATTCACCCAAATCATTTGATTCTGCAATCGTTTTCAGCGAGTAAATGTGAGAGTATGAAGGTGGTGTGAATAACCCCTTCGAACCTTTTAACTTTAACCCAAGCATCAAAGAGTTCCATCTTTTAGATTTTTTTCTTTGCGTGCTTTTCATAGCGATTAGAGCCTGTGACCAAACCCCATTATCACTTTTAATTAAACAAAAATGATTAGCCGTATCTTCGATATAATTGCCATTACTCAATCTATCTTTACGTTGATCATCTCGTTGAGTTTTTGACAGTATGTCACTGTCACCAGGATAGATATTAACAGGAGCACCAGTGCCCTT